TGCACCTCGGCGATGCCGCCGACAAATGGTGGCCCACCTTGCTGAAGGGGCTGCCTCGGCTGACGGCCTTGGCCTGACACCCAGCGTCACCAAGATTGACTCGCCAAGTAAGGCGGCCACAACGGAGGTCGACGGCCACGGCTGCGCCGGCGCCAGACATCAATTCCTGATCGTTATGAAAAGATCGGCCAAAAGCCGAATCGGGTATATGCCAACCGTCTACCAAGCGACCGCATGAGGTTGAAGCAGGTCGGTACCGGCAATCGATGGACTCAACACGCTCGTTCTGTGCCCTGATGAATGAGGCGGGCTTAGGTAAGCTCCATCCAAGGGATCTAATCTGACAACCCAAAAGAAAAGTCGCCCAACTGGACGACTCAGAGAGCTCAGAAATGCCGGTCAAAAAAAGGATGGCACCACATGCCAATTGAGATCCAGACAGCATTAATAGGATTATTAGGCTCAACAGTTGGTGCATTAATAGGCTCAGGAGTAATTGGATATCTCCTGAACATAAAAAAAGAAAAATCCGAAGCTGACAAAAAAACATACTTTTTCGTAAAGTCGATGGTCGCTAACAACGACATGACTCATCTCAGAGAAGCTAACTTCTATGACGGCGTCCCAAAGAAAATCGTCGAGAATGTCTACGATCTAAACTACTGGTCAGAAACCCCAGGATATTTCAAATTCCACAACAAAAAACTCAACCAGCAAATGGACAAGCTATTAGAAGCTGCCAAGGAATTCGCCGAAGAAGTCCCTAACAAGACATTGCCCGAAGGCCCTAGAGGAACTCAAACAGTTACCACAATGACTGAAAGAGCTAGGAGCGACCACAGCTTAAGAGAAAGGCATAGACGAGAAAGTGATGAGCTAGTAGGTGTTGCAGAGGCCGTATACCTGGCTGTTAACAATCTTGACAACGATGCCATAAAAGAGCTGCGTATTTCTCCCGCTGAAATACAAAAAATTGCAGCAGCAGAAAAATAGCCGCCCGAGTGGGCGGCCTGCTGCTGGTGTCGGTTGTGGCTGGTGAGTGAGCGGACTATCGCCGGGTCGGATCGAGGCCGGTGCCCTCTCCGCCGCTCAGCGAGTAGGGATCGAACTGCACGATCTCCTCGCCGGCCCACTCGTTGATCTCCCGCATGGTGGCCTGGAGGGGCTCAAGCTCGTTCGCCACGAACACGCGGGCGGCCTTCTCGACGTCGCCGAAGCCACCGGTGTTCTGGGGGATGATACCCATCATTTGGGGCGGGATGCGGTGGCCAGCGAGCTGATCGTCCCGGGTGATGTTCTTGATGTTCCAGAAGTCGTCCTTGGCCGCCACCTCGCTCACCGGGATCACCTGCACGCCGTCCTTCTTGCCGTTGGGCGAGTAGAGGAACAGGTTGCGGAAGTTGCCCGGGCCCTTCGAATCCTTGAGCGCCTGGCGCATGGCGTCGATGTCCTTCTGGTCGTGGGCCGGGTCGTTAACGTACATGATGAAGCCGGCGTGGCTGCCGTTGAGGTAGTAGCGCCGACGGAACAGCGTGGCGCTCTCGTTGAGCCAGGCCGACTGCAGGCTGCCGATATAGTCCGGCACGCCGTAGATGCCCTGGTCGATGTCCGGCTCGAGCAGGTGCACCACCCTGCCCCGCGGCAGCTCGGTGCGCTCCAGGTAGTTGGGCGCCCACCAGTAGCGATCATTGAGCCCGCGGCGCATGTACTTGGCGCCCAGATGGCGGAACGGCAGCCGCTTGCCCAGCCGGCCGCGCACCTCCTCGAGATAGCCGTTGCCGAAGACCAGGTAATCCAGGGCCAGCGCCGAGAACGCCCGGCGGCCCAGCAGCGGGTGCGGCTTGAAGGTGCGCAGCAGGATGTTGCGCTTCACCTGGAGCGCCGAGCCATGGTGCGCCGTGGCCCGGTAGGACTTCGCCAGGATCTCCAGCGGCACCGGCGGCTCGTACCACTCGTCCCCCGACAGGTAGATCCCCTCGTAGAAGGCGTCGCGCATACTGGTGACCGGCTCCGGGTCGCCGAAGCTGAACGCCTGGGCCTGTGGCGCCGTGGACAAAGCGGTCGATTCGATTGACGGACTGCCGCCATCGCTTGACGAGTAAGCCGGAACGCGGACGCGGGGTTTCTCGGTGGCGGTCATTCGTACATCTCCATGAGGGACTGGCCGGCCCCCTCGGCGGGGCCGTCGATCGGTTCGTGGCTGAGGGCGTGCATGGCGGCCCAGGCCAAGTCGGCGTGGCCAGTGGCCTGGCTACGCCCGCTGGTGTAGGTGTACTGGCGGCCGGAGGCGGTGAGCTCGCGCTTGATGGCCATGAACGACTGCGCCATGTCGCTCCAGCCGGCATCGAACTCGAGCCGGCTCTTGCGCATGATCTGCTGGGCCTGCATGACCAGCCGGCCCTTCACCGCCGGGTCATAGCGGAAGCGGGTCAGGGTCGGGAACCACTTCTCGACGTGCTCGGCCACCGCCTCGCCCAAGCCGCTGACGTCGATGCCGATGTGCTCGATGCGGTACTGGGCCTGGAACGACTTGATGAAGTCGGCCTGGGCCGCGTAGTCCTCGCCCTTGAGGCGATGGCGCTCCAGGATGCGGTGCTTCTCGTCAACGGTGCGCGCCGGCAGCACCACCACCAGACCCGCGCCGTCGCCGTCCTCGCCGGTGCCGGTCGGGTCGTAGCCGATCCACACCCCGCGGTCGCCCACCGGGCGCGGCGCGTAGGGTCGGTAGTCGTCCCACACCTCCCAGGCGTCGACCATGCACGGGTGCACCAGGGTCAGAGGGAACGCCGACTGGCTGTCGTCGACGAACTGGCACATCAGCAGGTTCGCGTACTCGTCGGGGCTGTATTCCAGCTTGAGCTGCTCGAGGTCGAACAGGTCGCAGCCGCCGGCGATCGCGTCCTCCACCGTGACGATCTGCCGCCAGTGGCCGTCGGGGCACATTGCCCCGCCGGCCAGCGCCGCGTGGCTGACGTCGAACTCCTGCCGGTCGGCCTTCTTGCGCCGCTTGTTGAACAGCTCGCCGCTCCAGAACGGATAGGCCTCGTGGCCCAGGCTCGAGGGCGTCGAGAAATACGTCTGGCGCCACTTCTTGTGCATCGCCATACCTGACGTGACCTTGCGGAACTCCTGGAAGCGGTGAATCCAGAAGTACTCGTCCAGGTAGACGTCGCCGTGGTAGCCCTGGGCCGTCTTCGCGTTAGTGCCCAGGAAGTGCAGCTCGGCGCCGTTGTCGAGCACGATCGGATCGCCCTTGAGATCGACGTCGCAGATCTCCTTCACGAATTGGACGATGTAGTTGCGGAAGATGTGGGCCTGCGCCTTGCTCGCCGAGAGAAAGATCTTGTTCCGGCCGTGCTCGAAGGCGTCGACGATCGCCTCGCGGGCGAAGAAGAAGGTGGCGCCGATCTGGCGCGACTTGAGGATGTTGCGGATGCGGTGCTTCTGCCCGGCCTCGTACCAGTCCAGCTGGTACCGGAAGGAGGTCTCCAGGAACGCCGCCTTGAGCTGCTCGATCTGTGCCTCGTCGAGATGGTTGCGGCGGGGCTTCTTCTTCTCGCCTGCGTTGCGCCGCTCGATGTTCGGGTTGAGGTCGCCCTCCTTGCCCGTCTCCTGGTAGCGGTGCACCCGAGCCAGCCGCTCGATCTGCCGGCCCAGCAGGTCAATCTCCTTTAAGTCCCGCCCTTCCTTGGCCTCCTTGCCGATCAGCTGCACCAAGCGCGCCTCGAGCGCCCCCTCCACGCGCTCGGTGGGCGTGGCCTCCTCCCAGCCGTCGCGCTCTTTCCAGCTGTGAAGGGTCGGCGCCTTGATGTCGAGGAACTCGGCGATACGCGCGACCCGCCAGCCCTGCCAGTAGAGATGGCGGGCCGTCAGGCGTGGGGATTCGAGGGTGTCGGGGACTGATGTCGTCATGCGGCCAGCCTACCCGCGCGCCCGAGGGTGCGAAGGCGCGGCCATTTGTGGGAGACGCGCGGCACAACCGCCGGTGATTGAGGCAATCACGCGGGGCGCGGAACCTGACGCCATCGCCCGACCGCAACCCAACGAGGCCACCATGCCCAAGTTCCGCGTCGCCACCGAAGGCGCCACCACCGATGGCCGCACGATCACACGCCAGTGGATCGAGCAGATGGCCAAGAACTACGACCCCGCCAAGTACGGCGCCCGCGTGTGGATGGAGCACATGCGCGGCCTGTTCGCCGATGGCCCCTTCCCTGCCCTGGGCGACGTCACCGCCGTGGAATCTCGCGAGGTCGAGGACGACAAGCTCGGTCTGTTCGTGGAGCTCGATCCCACCGATAAGCTCAAGCAGATCAACGAGCAGCGCCAGAAGGTATACACCTCGATCGAGGTGGACCCGGAGTTCTCCGACACCGGCGAAGCCTATCTGGTCGGCCTGGCGGTAACCGACACCCCGGCCAGCCTCGGCACCGACATGCTGCAGTTCAGTGCCCAGCAGGGCGACGCCTCGCCGCTCGCCGCCCGCAAGCAGACCCCGCACAATGTCTTCACCGCCGCAGTGGAGACCCCGCTGGACTTCACCGCGCCGACGCCGGAACCCGAGAAGGGCGCCGGCCTGCTCGACACCGTGAAGGCCCTGTTCAAGCGCCACGACGCCAAGACCGACCAGGGTTTCGTCGCCTTCCGTGCCGACCTCGAGCAGACCCTCGAGCTGTTCGTGCAGAAGCACCAAGCGCTGGCTGACGACATCAAAGGCCGCCCTGACGCCTCCGCCTTCAACGAGCTGAAGTCCGCCCACGAGGCCACCAAGCAACGCCTCGACGAGCTCTACACCAAGCTCGACCACACCCCCGACACCCCGGAACGTCCGCCCGCCCTGGGCGAACACGCCGGCGCTGAACTCACCGACTGCTGAGGACACCCGATCCCATGCGCAACGATACCCGCCTTGCCTTCAACAACTTCGCCGAGCGCGTCGCCCAGCTGTCGGGTGTGCCCAGCGCCGGCGAGTCCTTCGCCGTCGATCCCAGCGTCCAACAGACGCTGGAGACCAAGATGCAGGAGACCAGCGCCTTTCTGGCCAGCATCAACATCATCGGCGTCGACGAGCTCAAGGGCGAGAAGCTCGGCCTCGGCCTGTCCGGCCCGATCGCCGGGCGCACCGACACCACGGCCAACGACCGCACCCCGCGCGACCTGAGCACCCTGGACGCCAACGGCTACGAGTGCCGCTCCACCGAGTTCGACACCTACCTGCCCTGGAGCAAGCTCGACGCCTGGGCCAAGTTCCGTGACTTCCAGGCCCGGGTGCGCAACATGATCATCCGCCAGCAGGCACTGGACCGGATCATGATCGGCTTCAACGGCACCAGTGCCGCCGTGGCCACCGACCGCGGCGCCAACCCGCTGCTCCAGGACGTCAACATCGGCTGGCTGCAGCAGTACCGCGACAACGCCGCCGCCCGCGTCATGACCGGTGGCGCCACCGCCGGCGAGGTCCGCGTCGGCCCCGGCGGCGACTACGCCAACCTCGACGCCCTGGTCTACGACGTGGTCAACGAGATGATCGACCCCTGGCATCGCGAGTCCACCGACCTGCGCGCGATCACCGGCCGCGAGCTGCTCGCCGACAAGTACTTCCCGCTGCTCCAGGAACACGCCGGCACGCCCACCGAGGCCCGCGCGCTGGACATGCTGATCAGCCAGAAGCGCATGGGCGGCCAGCAGGCGGTCCGGGTGCCCTTCATGCCCGCCGGCAGCCTGCTGATCACCCCGCCGGAGAACCTCTCCATCTACTGGCAGCGCGGCAGCCGCCGCCGCTACCTCAAGGACGAGCCCAAGCGTAAGCGCGTGGAAAACTACGAGTCCTCCAACGACGCCTACGTGGTCGAGGACTTCGGCGCCGGTTGCCTGGTGGAAAACATCATCTTCGGCGACTGGAGCGTATAAGGAGAGCCAGATGCAGAGTCCCGCCCGCAAACACTACCAGCGCGTCTCCGCCGCCCAGGCGGCGGGGACCGCCGATCCCGGCCGCCCCCAGACCGGCGAGCAGTACGAGCTGCACGCCGCCGCGCTGTGGGAGGCCCGGCGCACCCTCAAGGGCATCAAGTCCACCGAGCAGAAGGTCGCCAAGAAGCGCGAGCTGCTGCCGGAGTTCGACGCCTACGTCGCCGGCGTGCTCGAGGCCGGTACCGGCGCCCAGGACGACGTGGTGATGACCGTCATGATCTGGCGGCTCGACGTCGGCGATCTCGCCGGCGCGCTAGCGATCGCCGAGTACGCCCTGCGCCATGGCCTGGACGCCCCCGACCGCTTCGAGCGCGACACCCCGGCAATCGTCGCCGAGCAGCTCGCCGAGGAGGCCATCCGGCAACTGGAGGCACCGCACGCCGATACTGACGAAGGACGCGCCGCCGTCGCCAATGCCGCCGCCGAACTGGCCATGCACCTGAGCCGCGCCGAGGCACTGACCCACGACGCCGACATGCACGACCCGGTGCGCGCGAAGCTGCACAAGGCCCTCGGCTACGCCCAGCGCGCCCGCGGCGGCCACGCCGCGGAGGCCCTCGAGCACCTGCGCCGCGCCCTGGCGCTGAACGACCGCGTCGGGGTGAAGAAGGACATCGAGAAGCTCGAACGCGAGCTCAAGAACGCCGGCCAGGGGACTGCTCAGAACAGCAGCGCCCAAGCCTGACACCGAGTCGCACGCCGACGCCAAGGGGGCACCGGGCGAGAGCGGGCCACGCCCGGCTCGACACCCGGTCCACCCCCTTCCTATTCCGACCTGAGCGAGAGCCGCCGCCATGTCCCTGATCGCCGCCGGTACCGGCACCGCCCTCGCCGACCCCGAGACGTTGGAGAACAACGGCTTCTGGCCGGCCATCACCCCGGCGGACTTCCGTGAGGCCACCCGGCTGGACGGCACCGTCACCGCGCCGCGGCTGGTCCAGGCGCTGCAGGTGGCCATGGCTGACGTCAATCGCCAGCTCGCCGACTGGCAGGCAAAGCGCCAGGACGGCGGCGCCGCAACGCTGGGCGACGTCATCGCCCCGATCTGGGCGCTGCCCAACCACTACGCCCTGCTCTACCGCCGCGCCGTCTACGCCACCGCCCACGCCAGCCTGCTCGAGCGCTACCGCGACGTCTCCGCCACCAATGAGAGCGACGAGCGCGGCGAGGCCAAGGACGAAGCTGCCGACGACCTGCGCCGCGACGCCCGCTGGGCGGTGGCCGAGATCGAGGGCCGCGACCACACCACCGTGGAGCTGATCTGAGATGCCCGACGTGCGCGCCCACCAGGGCGAGACCCTCGACGCACTCTGCCAGCGGGTGCTCGGCCGCACCGCCGGCGTCACCGAGCAGGCTCTGGCGCTTAACCCAGGCCTGGCCGACCTCGGCCCGGTGCTGCCCCACGGCACCCTCGTCACCCTGCCCGACGAACACGCCGCCCAGCCGGCCGTCGCCGACACCATCCAGCTCTGGACCTAGAGGACCCCATGGCCCAATCCGACACCGTCTCGAACAGCCGATCGATCTTCGAGCGGCACCTGCAAACCGGCATCCAGCTGCTGCTGGTCGCCCTGCTCGGCTGGGCCGGTCTCAAGCTCGTCACCCTGGGCGAGAACACCGCCGTGCTGCGCGAGCGGCTGACCTACCAGAGCGAGCAGCTCGCCAGCCTGCGCCGCGAGCTGCGCAACTGGAGCGACCTCTACTACCGCAAGGGTGACGCCGCTCGCGAGCTGGGCGACATCAAATCCGACATCGCGAGCCTCGAGGCCCGCGTCACCGAACTGGAGAGCGACTCATGATCTCCCCCCACTTCCAACGTGCCGAGTTCGCCTGCTCGTGCGGCTGCGGCTTCGACACCATCGACACCGAGAGCCTCGCCGTGCTCGAGGACGTGCGCGAGCATTTCGGCGCCCCAGTCATCGTCACCAGCGGCTGCCGCTGCCCCGCCTACAACACGCGGATCGGCGGCGCAGAGCACAGCCAGCACATCCTGGGCCGCGCGGCCGACATCCAAGTGAAGGGCATCGCGCCTGCCCGGGTGCAGGACTATCTCACCGCTCGCTATCCCGGCCGCTACGGCATCGGACGCTATGCCACCTTCACCCACGTCGATACCCGCACCGACGGGCCGGCACGCTGGTAGACCACCACGGGAGATCTCTGCATGAACCTGATCGCTAACATCCTCGGCACCGTCGCCGGCCCGGTGATGGAGGTCATCGACCAGGCCGTCACCGACAAGGACCAGGCCAACCGGCTCAAAGCCGAACTGCGCAGACGACTGATCAACCAGCAGGACGCCGCCCTCCAGGCGCGCATGAAGGTCATCCTGGCCGAGGCCACCGGCGAGAGCTGGCTGCAGCGCAACTGGCGCCCGCTGCTGATGACGGTGATCGTGGCCATCGTCGCCAACAACTATCTCCTCGCGCCATACCTCGGCGCCATGTTCGGCGTCGGCCTTCAGCTGGAGCTGCCCGAGCAGCTCTGGAACCTGATGACCCTGGGCGTGGGCGGCTACATCGCCGGGCGTTCCGGCGAGAAGATCGCCGTCACCCTGCGAGGCCGCCGCGGCCGGCTGATGGATGAGGTGGCCGGCCAATGAACAAGCTCCAATCCCTGCGGGCCCACCTGCTGGACGCCGTCCCCGAGCTGAAGCGCGGCCCCGAGCGGCTGCTCACCTTCGTCCAGGATGGGGGCATCCGCTTCCACCGGGGCCAGCATCTTAGCCACGAGTACCGCATGGACGCCCAGCTGGTGGTCACCGACTACGGCGGCAGCCTCGACACCCTGATGATCCCGCTGCTGCAGTGGCTGTCCCACTACGAGCCGGACCTCGACCCCGAGGAGGCCGTGCGCCTCGAGGCCGAGATCCTGTCGAATCAGGCCTGGGACCTGGCCATGACCGTGCGCCTGACCGAGCGCGTGGTCGCGCTGGTAGACTGCGACACCGGCACCATCACCAGCGAGCACCGCCTGCCCGGATACCCGATCGAGGCCTGCCCGGCCACCAGCTGGAAGCTCTATGCCAAGGGGCCGGGAGAGGACGAGCACGCACTCGAAAGCGAGTGGGAGTCGCCCTGATGGCCGACGACCTCCAGGCCCTCGAGGACTGGGTCACGCCCATGCTGGCCCAGCTCGACCGCAAGGCCCGCCGCACCCTCGCCCGCAAGGTCGCCCAGGACCTGCGCCGAGCCCAGCGCGAGCGCATCAAGGCCCAGCAGAACCCCGACGGCACGCCCTACGCGCCGCGCAAGCCGCAGCACCGCGCCCAGCAGGGCGCCATCCGCCGGCGCACCATGTTCACCAAGATCCGCACCGCCAAGTACCTCAAGGCCCGCGGCACCGCCGAGGGCGCCGAGGTCGGCTTCGTCGGCCGCGTCGCCCATATCGCCCGGGTGCACCAGGAGGGCCTGCGCGCCCGCGTCGATCGCGACGGCCCGCGGGTCAGCTATCCCGAGCGGCGCCTGCTCGGCCTCAGTGACGCCGATCACCAGCTGATCCAGGACTCGGTGCTGCGCCACCTCACCGCCGGCTGAGCCGTTTTTGTGCCCTCGCCCTCGCACAATCGCCACCGCTAGAGCCCCGGGCCTCGCCGCGCAACCATCGCGGCATGAGCCAACACCCCCTGCAAAGCGCCGCCGAGCTGCTGCGCCTGATCCATAACCTGATTCGCCTCGGCACCATCGCCGAGGTGGATCACGGGGTCGTGGGCGAGCGTCCACCGCGCGTTCGCGTGAAGTCCGGCGAGCTGCTGACCGCCTGGCGGCCGTGGATCGAGTGCCGCGCCGGCACCACCCGCGACTGGAACCCGCCCACCGTCGGCGAGCAGGTGGTGATGTTCTCCCCCGGCGGAGATCCCGCCGGCGCCGTGGTGCTCGTCGGGCTGTTCTCCGACGCCTACCCTGCACCGGCCGACCTTCCCACGCTCTGCCGCCGCCTGTTCCCGGACGGCGGCCTATTCGAGTACGACCACCAAGCCAGCGTGCTGCGCATCAAGCTGCCCGGGCGTATCGAAATCGAGGCGCCGGGCGGCACCGCCTGGACCGGCGACATCGACCACCAGGGCGACATGGCCCGCGCCGGCAGCTACGCCCAGGACGGCGGAACGCTGACCCACAACGACGTGAACGTCGGCCACGACCACCCGCACACCGGCGTCGTGCCCGGCAGCGGCCAGAGCGGAGGCCCCGTGCAATGACCGGCATGAACGCCACGGGAATGAATGCAGAGAACGGCCGCTCCCTGGAGCGCCTCGAGCATATCCGGCAGAGCGTGCGCGACATCCTCACCACCCCGATCGGGACCCGCGTCATGCGCCGCGAGTACGGCAGCCTGCTGCCCGAGCTGATCGACCGGCCGCTCTCCGACGCCCTGCTGCTCCAGGCCTACGCCGCCACCGTAATGGCGCTGCTGCGTTGGGAGCCGCGTCTCCGCGTCACCGCCGTGCATCGCAGCGTCAACACCACCCAGCCCGGCCGGGCCACGCTCGAGATCCAGGGCCAGACCACTGACGGCCAGGCCATCAGCGTGGAGGCCCCGATCGCATGACCGGTACCATCGACCTCTCCCAGCTCCCCGCCCCCGACGTCGTCGAGTCACTCGACTTCGAGACCGTGCTCGCCGAGCGCAAGGCCGCGCTGCTCACCCTGGTCGGCGAGAGCCGGCGTGCCGAAGTCGAGGCCACCCTCGAGCTGGAGAGCGAGCCGCTGACCATCCTGCTGGAAGAGAACGCCTACCGTGAGCTGGTCTGGCGACAGCGGGTCAACGAGGCCGCCCGGGCGGTGATGATCGCCCACGCCGATGACGAGGATCTCGACAACCTCGTCGCCAACTTCGAGGTCGAGCGGCTGACGATCGACCCGGGCGACCCCGACGCCACCCCGCCGGTACCGCCCACCTATGAGAGCAACACCGACCTGCGCCTGCGCGCCCAGCGGGCGTTCGAGGGGCTGAGCGTCGCCGGCCCGCGCGCCGCCTACGAGTTCCACGCCCTGAGCGCCGACGGCCGGGTCGCCGACGCCACGGCCACCAGCCCGGCGCCGGCCGAGGCCCTGGTCACCCTGCTCAGCACCGAGGGCGACGGCACCGCCAGCGCGGAGCTAATCGACGTCGTCGACGCCGCGCTCTCCGCCGAGGACGTGCGCCCGGTGGGCGACCGCCTCACCGTGCAGTCGGCGGAGATCATCGACTACAGCGTCGACGCCACCCTCTACGTCTACCCTGGCCCCGAGCAGGAGCCGATCCTCGCCGCGGCACAAGCCGCGCTGACGGCTTACGTCACCGCCCAGCGCCGTATCGGCCGCGACATCCGCATCTCGGCCATCCATGCCGCCCTGCACGTCGAGGGCGTGCAGCGCGTCGAGCTGGCCGCGCCGCTCGCCGACGTCGTCCTGGACGACACCCAGGCCGCCCACTGCACCGGCACCACGGTGACGATCGGAGGCAGCGATGCCTGATAGCCGCACGCCGCTGCTGCCGCCCAACGCCTCGCCCCTGGAGCGCGCCGCCGCCGAGGCCCTGGCCGAGATCCAGCGCGTGCCGGTACCGCTGCGCGACCTCTGGCGCCCGGCGACCTGCCCGGCCCACCTGCTGCCCTACCTCGCCTGGGCCTTCAGCGTCGACCGCTGGGACCCGAGCTGGAGCGAGGCCGCCAAGCGCGACGTCATCGCCTCGGCGTTCTACGTCCACCAGCGCAAGGGCACGATCAGCGCCCTGCGTCGGGTGGTCGAGCCGCTGGGCTACCTGCTGGAAGTCGTCGAGTGGTGGGAGACCGAGCCGGCCGGCACGCCCGGCACTTTCGCCCTGCGCATCGGCGTGCTCGACACCGGCATCACCGAGGCCATGTACACCGAGCTCGAGCGGCTCATCGACGACGCCAAGCCCGTCAGCCGCCACGTCAGCGGGCTGGACCTCGCCGGCGAGAGCCGCGGCACCGCCTACGTGGCCACCACCGCCTACGACGGCGACGTCACCGCCGTGCTGCCGTTCGTCGCCGAGGAAAGCGAGGTCACCGGCCGCTTCTTCGTGGGCGCCACCACCGACAGCACCGACACCGCCACCGTCTACCCGCTGCCCTGATACGCCCTTGAAGAGAGAGAGGAGACCCGAATGCCCCAGTTCTATACGCTGCTCACCGACACCGGCCAGGCGAAGCTCGCCAACGCCGTCGCCCTGGGCCAGACCATAGAGATCACCGAGCTGGCCGTCGGCGATGGCAGCGGCAGCCTGCCCGAGCCGGACAGCAGCGCCGAGGCCCTAGTCAACGAGGTGCGCCGTGCCCCAATCAACGCCAGCCAGACCGACCCCGACAACCCGTCATGGATCGTGGTCGAGCAGGTACTCCCGCCCGACGTCGGCGGCTGGACCATCCGCGAAATCGGAATCTATGACGTCGACGGTGACCTGATCGGCATCGGCAATTACCCCGAGACCTACAAGCCGGTGCTGGCGGAAGGCTCGAGCCGCACCCAGACCGTCAGGTTTGTGCTCGAGGTCTCCGACACCGCCGCCGTCACCCTCAAGGTGGATCCGACGGTGGTGCTGGCGACCCGGGAGTACGTCGACCAGGAGCGAGCCGAGCACGAAGCCGGCCGCGCCCATCCGCTGGCCACCGATACTGAGCGGGGCATGGTGATCAAGGCCACCCAGACAGAGGTGGATGCCGGCATGGACGATGGAAAGTTCATCACGGCGAAGAAGCTCAAGGCCTGGGCAACAAGCTGGGTCAAACAGGCAACCGAAACCGTCGCGGGCATGCTCAAGGTGGCCACCCAGGCCCAAGTCGATGCAGGCACCGATGACAAGATGGCGGTGACGCCCAAGAAGCTCCGCTGGGGCATCGCCTATGACCTGAGCACGCCCGGCTACCTCATCCTCCCGTCCTGGTTGGGTGGCCTCACCTTCCAGTGGGGCTATGTGCAGAGCTCAGGGACCACGTCTATTACCTGGCCCGTGGCGTTCACAACGGAATGCCTTGGCGTGGTGTCAACCGGCGCCGACAGCACAGGCTCCTTGGGCCGCTTCACTCACTACAACCTTTCGACGGCCGGCTGCAGCATTTCTGCTGAGAAAGCGAGCTACTGGCTCGCGTTCGGGAAGTGACCAAAGAGGAAGAGGGACGCACGATGTATGCAAAGTGGATGGAAGGCGATCAGCGTTTCGCGTTCTCGCCAACCGACAACGGCGGCGTCAGTATCACCAAGACCCATCATCGGGAGCTGCTGACAGCCGAGAGCCAGGGGAAATTGCTTCGACCAGACGAGAGTGGAGTTCCAATCACCGCAGACCGCCCGCCGCCGACCATCGAGGAACTGGCTGAGCAGAAGCGCCAAGAGATCGCTACCGCCCTGGCCGACGCCCTCGCCGCCGGCATGCCCTACACCATGCCCGATGGCAGCGAGGATACGGTGCAGATGCTGGCCGAGGACCGCCAAAACCTGCTCGGCCTGGCCATCGAGGCCCGCGACCTCAAGGCCGCCGGCGTGACGGACCCCGTCCAGGAGTTTCGCGGCCTCTCGAACACCCGCTACCCGATGACGCCGGACCAGGTCATCGCACTCACCGACGCGGCCCTGAGCCACTACAAGGTCCTGCTGCAGCAGAGCTGGGACCGCAAGGATGTGATAGACGCGGCCCTGGCCGCCGAGGACCGGGATAAGATCGAAGCGGTGGTGTGGTGAGGCACCGCCGACCGCTCCAGAAAGCACAACGCCCGCCGATTGGCGGGCGTTTTCGATGCATCACACTGGCTCAGGTCGGTACGCCAGTACCTCAGGGATATGCGGGGAGCTCACCCAATGTTCGCTGGAGTCACGAAGTTCCCAGCCGGCATGGGAGTGCCGCAGGGTAGATTGCGTGGTGCCATCATTTCCGGGGCGAACCCAGTAGGCTCGATAAGCTTGGCCGTCCCGCGGCGGGAGGCCGGTCTTGCAACAAGAAGGGAAGAAGCGCTGATGCATCATCATCGATACCTCACGGTATGTCAGTGGATTGATCTGGGGCGTTGCGCCCGATTCACAGCTTAACACAAGTGCCCGCAGGGTGTTGTAACCCCTCAATCCACAATCCGCGCCACTAATAGCATTCATCAAGGATTATCTATAAGCAGTCATGGTGGCGAAAAGACGCGATCGCGGCGGCGCTGGTCGCCGAGGATCGGGAAGAGGTTGAAGCGGTGGTGTGGTAGCCAGCCAGCACAATCTCCGGCAGGGTATCCTGATTGCCAAGGAGGACACGATGGACACCGATCTCGTTATCACATTCGCCCAGCAGCAAACTTACTGGCCAGGCCTTACTGTCACTCAATGGATCTCAAGCGTGGCTGTGCTCGCCACTGTAGGAATCCTGGTGGCCGCCCTAACCCAATGGGGATCGAGTCGCAAGGCTCACAAGCAATCACACCTGCCCATCATTCGGAGTGATTTCCAATTGCCCAGCGAATCCAGCACTGGTCGCGTGGAGATAAAAAACTGCGGATTAGGGCCGGCACTGCTTCAAGAAATAAACATCTACGTATTGGGAGAAAAAGTCGAGGGATGCCTGAGTGAGTCTTCAGAAAAAGCCTTGCTAAAAGTCTTCGCGAAGGCAAACATCAAAACCGACAAAGAAAAAGGAACAGGATTACTAAAAATAGCAAAAACACAAGACTTTCAGAAAAACTACCCAATAAGTGCAAACGAATCTAAAGAAGTTGTTGAGTTCCACCTCACTGGAATGGGCAGCAACGAGGTTTTCAGTGCACAAATTAAAGAGCAAAACCTTCAACTCCTGGATTCATAGAATAACTGCAGCGCTTTGGACCACACGGTAGAGGTAGGAGGGCCAGCGCCGATACCCTCCCTGCTTTACCGACCAAAGTGAAGCAGAGCATGGGATACCGACAGCTGACCCAGATCCAACGATACCAGATCCACGCCCGCTATGACTTGGGCATCAGCCAGCGCCAGATCGGCAGGGAGCTGGGCCTCCACGGCAGCACGATCAGTCGTGAACTGCGCCGCAACGCCACCTCAGGTGGCTATGATCCTGAACAGGCCCAGACGCTCAGTGATCACCGGCGCCGTACCGCGTGGAAGTGG